CTGGATCATTCAACGCCTTGCCGAGCATCTTGGCGGCGCCATTCAGATCGCCGCCCATGATGGTGGCCAAGTCCTGCATGGCATTGACGGCTTGCGTGAACGTATCACCCTTGATGTCTTTGAACGTCGCGAGAATTGCAATCCCGCTCAGAGTTTCTTCGTCGGCGAAGTTGGTGACCTTTTGCAGGGAAGCCGCCAGCTTGTTCATTTCCTTGGCCGTGAACCCAGCAGCCTGCCCCGTCGCCTTGATGACGGCCGCGACCTTCGCCTCTGCTGCAATTTGGATCTGGGCGGCGCGTACTGCACTCATTGCGCTACGTAGCGATATGAACGCAAGCGCAGCCGCACCCGCCGAGCGAACAGCATTTCTACCGAAGGACGTCACCGCCCCCTGGGATTTCTTCATGTCGCGATTGAACCCTGCCGTATTCGCGATCAGGTTCAACGCCATTGTGCCAATACTATCGGCCATGCTTACGCTCCCATCGCTCGGTAATGCCGAACCATTTCGCCTTGAGGTGTTTTTGGTTCACGTCGTCACCTGTAGTGCGTTTTCGGTACGGCATAAAGTCTGTCGGTGGTTGTGGCTTGGCTACTGTCGATTGCATGGTAGACGCCAGGATTCCCATTCGTAGGTCAGCTCGCTCTTCGCCCCAGGGATCGATCTCGTACAAGGCGTCCAGTTCTAATAGTTCTGCGGATGTCAGCTTCTCATACAGCAGCCGAACACATGGGTAACCACACTTGATTGCTAACGTCAGGTGTCTTCGTCGAGTGTGGTCGCTTCGGAGTTTTTTACCGCTTCCTCATGTGACTTCTTCGTCATGCCGTTATGATCTTGAGCCTCCGTAATAATGCGATCAAGAACAAATGGGTTCTTGTGTTTCAACAACTGCCTCTCCTCATCGGAGAACATCCGGTGCCCGCTCTCATCACACAACACGAAGGCAGCGAACCGCCAGAGGAACTGTAATGCCAGCGCCTCGTCCTCGGCCTTGTCTCCGTTGCCTGCTTCGCTGAATTCACCCAAAGCCATTCGTTCCGGGCCCGTCAGCATCCTGACGTAAACGACCGGGTTGCTCTTCCATTCCGGTGTGTCGACCTTGCGCACTGGCAGATCATCCTCTGCGAGTAGTCCCTGCTTGTCCATCTCATTACCTCCTGGTTTGTTGTTTAATCTGCTTGCGTCGGTATCGCCGTAATGCTCGAAGAGATCGGGCCATCTTCCGCACCTGATTTCGACACGTTGGTAATCACGGCCAAGGTGATAGATCCGTGGGCGCCTCCGTCATTCCACGCTATGACCAACTCGTCTTTGTCGCCCTTAGCCAGTGTCGTGTCGCCGGATACAGTCCACGTTACAGTACGGGTTGGAACGCCAGCCTCGTAGAGGTGATCCGTGTCGGAAGCACCGGCAACCGGCACCTCTGAGACTGCGTTCGTTGTGTCGATTGACAGTAGTGGCGTTTGATCGCTACCGAATTCTAGCGTACTTCCGTTGAAATCTAGTCCCATGATGGGTTATCCTTTCTATGTTATGCCTCTGCAATGTTTCGGCGCACAGTGACCGAGCCGGTAATGGGACCGTCGAGCGATCCCGAGACTTGTACATTCGTCAGCAGTGCACCGGTGATCGACCCCTGACCACCGCCCACGCCGTCATTCCACACAATGGTAATTTCCCCCTTTTGCCCGGCCGCAATTTCTAGCGGTGCCGTGTCGTCCGTGTCTGCCGGGGACCCGACAAACTGAATGGTGACCGTTTCGTCAGTCAGCCCGACTTCGCTGGCCTGGAGTGCAGCCCCCGACCCGGTTACCTTCACTTCCGCACCGGTTGACTCATCGTCGCAGCCCATCAGCGGGCCGAGTGCGATGCCATCACCTCCGTCCTCTACCGAGGACCAAATTACGGTTGTCCCGTTGAAACCTTTGTCAGCCATTGCGTGGCTCCTTTATTCTGTTGAGTACCAAATCAAGTAGTCTTGCGAGTCTCGATAAATAGTCTGACTCACATCAGTTCCGGATTGCGGAGTTTCCATGTCGTCATTGCGTGACGTTAGGTGGTATTGACTTACAACCGGCGGGCCCACCTCAGTCTTACCGTTCAGCGCAGCCTGAACCGCGTTACCTAACGCCCGGGCACTGAGCCAAGACGATGCCCAGCAGTCGACTTGCACGCGGGTTGATTCAGTGGTCGTTGTCCCGGTCGCATGGTTGATCGGTGTCCGGCTGATCCCCTGATATGTGATGTACGGTATGCTGCCCTGTTGCTTGGCGGCCATCGGTTGAATGCGCGTAGTGATCGCCTTGACCGCTGAGTCATCTTTCAGTCGGGCCACCATGAGTTCTTCTACTTCGGCCATCTAAAACAACCTCCTCTGAGAGAACCCGCCGCGACGTTTGTACTTTGCTGTCTTGCGCGCCAGCTTGGCGGCCTCCCTGCGAAGACCATCGCGGACACTGTTCCGCATGATGTTGAAGACTTGGTGCAGATTCGCATCGCGTACCGGACGCAGGAACGGCCTGGGTGGTGTCGTGCTTGTGCCCTTCTCCAGCAAGTGCGCATATCGCGTCGGGTTGCGGAATACCGGCTTACCAACCACGTTCCTCTTCATAAATGACGCAAGATCCTTCTGTGTCCGCTTCGTTGGCTTCCCGCTAAAATCGCTGGTTGCCGAGCGGATGCGTCCGATAATTGTCTTCCCCCGCTCGGATCGGCGGTAGGCGTAGAAATACCCCGAATGCCCTCGACGTGGCCCGACGACAGCACCGATATGCCCCGTGCCCCTGGCTGTGTATAGTTTGTGTCCAATGCTGCGAAGTAAGATGCCTCCCGAGTCAACGAACTTGGTGGATGATCCGCGATTACTGGGGCCGCCTTTACTCATCATCGACTTGACTTTGATTCGCACCTGCTTCGCCAAGTATCGCGCGGCCTTCGATGTCGCGGCCCGAGTCACACGGCGGATCGCTTTGTGCCCGAGTTCCTTGAATGCATCGAGAAGCAACTGCTCGTTGCCTGGTGCCATTCGCATTGTCAGTGGGCTTACGGCCATCACAGTGCCTCGTGGCAAAGGAGTTGCGTTTCATCACGTCGGGCGTCATGCACTACGCTGTCAATGTAGAGGAACCTCGTGCCGTGCTTTACTCGCATCGTGCTATCGATGTCGCCGTTGTAACGCAGCAGCACACTCACGCCTGCGTCGGGCTGCACTTGGGACGCATAGAACGCTTCACGTGCAGTCAGCGTCAGGACTTCGGCCTTGGATTTCACTAGGTCGCTCCACGTGTCTGTGGTAGCGCCAGAGCTATCCGGTGCCGATTCGGTCGGCTTCTGGATTGTCACGTACTCTCGTAATCGTCCGACTCTTCGCATCAGTTGTCCCACCATGGATCAGGGCTCGCGTAATCGCGTTCGGCATAGTACAGGTCCTTGACGGCCATCGGCGTTATGACAGTGATCGTCCCGACAATGATTGCCTCGCGGTTCTCCTTCCAATGGCTGACCATCATCTTAATAGCGTGGATCAACGTATCGGGGACGCTCGCACCGGTATCGCCGAAGCCGCAGACGAATGTGATCTCGATGTCGTTGGTGTGCCCGCGGTTGCTCGGCCACGTCTCGTTATGGTTGAGCACGATCCGGCCCGGTGTTGCGTCGGTGTCGACCGTATACAAGGCGGAGTCCACTGTCTGTTGGTCGCCTGCCGAGTCGTGGTACTTGACACTAGTCACACTCACCAGCGGGCGTTTCGGTAGCTCGATGATCGACCCGGGCCAGTCGCAACCGGTAACCCGCCAGGTCTGCGTGATAAGCTGTTTGCGAGACAGTAGCTCAATATGCCGAGTAGCCGAGTGCATGTACTCTTCGAGCCCGGCGTCATCTCTGTGATCGGTGACGTTGGTGTGCTCGCGGATCGATTCCAGCGTCACGGGCAACTTGATCGGGTCAACTGATCTTGTCAGTGGCATTTGTCAGCCTCCGTTACATGGGACACGCCGAAACGGAGAACGTAAGCGTCGCATTCTGGCCGCCGCCGTCGACCTGAACGTAGGCGACGCGGTATTCGTCGCCCATCAGGTGGCGCACACTACCGGCCGCAAGGTCTGCATTGGAGAACATCGACTCTGCCGTATTGGCGAGAATCTTGGCGATATGTCGCTTGACGCCGCCGTTACCTAACACCTGCGTAAACGAACAGACGTCGACCCAGTTGGTTCCGTCGAGTTTTGTTTGCACCTTTATGTCAAGCGTGTCACCCGCGTCGGTGGCTGCCGCTGTCACGTCGAGCGTGAATACGATTGCGTTCGGGGCCCTCGGCAGCGTGACGGCATCGCCCGCCGTATCGACTGCGCCAGCCGTCGTAGTGGTGCTCGCCAGCAACACAACAACGTCGTGCGCTTTCTTTGGTAACCATTGCTCAGCCATGAGTTAACTCGTTTCGTATGGTGAGTCGCCGACCAACCGCGATGCTTTACGACGTTTTGGTTTCAACGCGGTTGATCAGCGAGTTCGGTTTAGTTCGTGTTTACGGGATGGCGTGTGAGGAAGCCGGTTCGAGCAAACCGGATTCGGCAATCGTATTACTGAAGTAGTTCTCGAGCCACCACATCGCATCGCCCTTGGTCATCTCAGCATTGTTCTTATTGTAGGCGCCGCGATTATTGACAGCCAAGCCGGTTGTCGACGCGTGGAAGTCGAGCAAGTAGCCCGCCGTCTGATCGTCGGCGTTGTAGATGATGTTTTCCTTAATCAGGACATTGACGCCCGCCGACGTGAGGTGATCAATGACGGAATCGGTCGTGTCCACAAAGAAGTGGCAACGATCGATCACAAGGTTCTCGGTCGTCCCGGCAAAGAGAATCGAGTTCGTCGCGCTGCCGCCATCCAGGCACACGAAGCTTGATTGCTTAATCGTCAGATCCGTTACGCCCGACGCGGCGAAGATGTGGACCTTGAATTCATTGGCCGTGGATGTGTCCCGAAACTGGACACCGTCGAGCGTGAGGCCGTCACCCGCTCCGCCGACCACGAGGCCATTCGTCACACCCGTGGCGAAGTTGGCCTTCATTCGGACGTTCTTGATCGAACAGTTCGCAGCCGCCACGGTGATGGCACCAGCCGCCGCCGTTGAGGACAATGTCGGGATGAGATTGCCTTGACCAAGTCCGACGATCGAGATCCCCGCTTTATCCAGGTCGATCGTGTCGACCGCCGCGAGGTTCTCTGCATGGCCGGGCATAGCGTAGATGATATCGCCCTGGCTGGCAGTTGCCTTGTTGATCGCCGCGTCGATCGTAGTCAGAGGATCGTCGGGGTTGGTCCCGCCTGTCGTTGATCCGCTATGGTGAACGTAAAAGCGATCGCCGGTCGATATTGACTGATCTTCGATGTGAAACACTCCGCCGGGAGTATGGCGGGAGAATAATGCTGTCTTAGCCATGAGGGTTGTCCTTTGTTGGCTGTTGTATTGCGTTTGTAAAAGCCTCCAAGCGGACGCGCGAGACGGGCGGGCAGGCCCGTTACCGCCCACGCGCATCCGCAGGAGGTTGAGGGTTAGTCTGTAATCGCGGCCGGAGGCGTTGCTTGCATGTAGTCCGTTTCCAGAATCCACAAGAGAGATACAAGATTGCTCGCGTCGTCGCCCTCGGTCTTGATTGTGATGCAGTCAAAGTTGTTGGCCACGTCGAGGTCAGTAGGATCGAACTGAAAGACAACCATCTTATTGACCGCAGTGGCCGCCGTGTTGCCGTCGATCGCGGCGGTTTGACTGACCAGCGTATCGGTGACGCCGGTGCTGGCATTCATCCACCAGCGGAGAACCTTGACAAAGACTTTCTCACCAGTCGCTGCCACGTCGGTGGCCTGGTACGGGTTGATGTCAATTGCAGTTGCGGCGCCGCCAAGGATGGTGACGACGGCCGTTGCTCGGCGGATGTTTTTCAACGAGACGTAGTCGGCAGTCCGTGCCCCTCCGTCAGTGACGTTGGCGAGCCCCTCGACGAGTTTGAAGTGCTCGGGGAAAGATATTCGACTCATGGGATATTCTTTCTTAAAAGGTATTGGTGTTTCAGGAACGTGTTACGCGGCGACCGCTACTCAGCGAGCCTGCAACATGATAAACGGGGAGAGGGTGTTAGTTCCCTTGTACGGTGTCAGTGCGGACGACCACTTCGGCTTGCCGTTGATTCGCATCTTGAACCGGAAGGTTTGCTCGAACGTCAGGAACTGGACGTGCATGGAGACGTCAGTCTTCAGTCCGTCCTTTTCGATCAGCCCGTACTCGGACATATCTGCCAGGCAGATGTCGCCCTTCGTTCCGAGTGTGTCGGCGTGTTCGATCGGAATGACCGGGCGCCCGAAAATGGTGGCGAACGGTGTCGAGCTTGCACCGGAAGGCGGCAGGTAGGCGGGGACGCCGCCCGTTCCGACCGGGATAGTCATCAGGTTCAGTTGCGGCTCGACGTCCTGGTTGATGAACCAGACCGAGTTGAACCGCGAGCGAGCCCACATGCGCGCCCACATGTTATTGATGTTCTCGTAGACGATCGTCTTGGCCGCCTGCCCGCTTTCCTTGTCAACCGTGATAGTGACGCCGGAGGTTTTCAGACCAAGGCATTGCCCCACTCCAGTGCCGCGATAGATTTCGTCATCTATCACGAACGAGAATTCACGGGAGATCGCGGTGCGATAGACGGAATCCATCAGAGGTGCATCCTCCAGCATCCGATCGCTCGCGTACATGACGGCCGCCATATCTTCGAGGTCGAGCTTCCACTTGCGGATCTTCGGCTTGCTCTTCGTGGGCGTCTCGGTTTCGCCAACACGGTAGACTCGCACGCCGCCGAACCGGTTGCCAGTCGTGCGGCTGTTGCCGTCGTCAAGCGTGACGACTTCCGCCCCGTCCTTTCCTTCGCCGATCGGCATACGATCGCATCGCGATGCAAGCTGCGCCTCCTCGAACGCACGGGCGAAGATGTCGACGGCGAATTCCTTCTGGATCAGGAATCCTGCATCACTGGGCACACCAGCCGATCCACCCAGTGCAGCACCCATCAGTCGCGGGTCGATTGTCGCGCCGGGCAAGGACGCAAACCGGATTGCCTGCATCTGTTCGCCGAAGCTAGCAAACGGCCGCGAGCTTTCGTCGGCGACCACATTGGGTGCTGCCGGGTCGGCGGGCGGCCCGTTGGGATGAAACGTCTGAACTGCGGCCACGGAGTTCCGTTGCGTTTCCAATTCAACCTCGCGAGTCAACGCGGCCTGGATCTTCGGTGTGGCCTCATCCAACGCGTCCCATTCCGTCTGTTGTTCGGCGCTGAACTCCAGGTGATCATCGTCAAGAGAATCATTCAAAGCTTCCTTTGCCTTCAGGTTGTCGGCGATCCGATTCTGTAGGACTTTCAGTTTGTCTGACATTGCAGACTCCTTTTGTTTAGCTGCGCCGTAACGGCGCGGGTATGATTGATACGTTCTGCCCGCAAGTTATGGGCACGGGCCGCCCTTTGTTGTCTGGCCGCACTCCGGCCCATCAGTTCTTGCACGACGGATTCTATTGTTCCAACCTTGTCCGCCATGCCGCGTTGGACCGCCTCGGCACCAAGGAAGGCTCGGCCCTGCCCGAAGTTCTTGTTTACGTCTGCCACGGTAGTACCGCGGCCGATCGCCACATCCTTCACAAACATCGCATAGGCGTCGTCTACCTGCCCCTGTAGAAACTCCTTCGCGTCGTCTGACAATGGGCCGTTGGAAACCTCGACCTTATTATCGCCAGCGCTGATGATTGTCTCGACCACACCCTCGGCTTCCATTGCCTGCGATTCATCCAAGTGAATGCGGTACACTCCGACCGACCCGTGAAATCCGCCGACCGACGCTACGAACTGATCGGCCGATGCACCAAGCCAATAGGCAGCGCTCGCGGCCGACGTGTTCGCTACTGCTATGACGGGCTTGATCTCACGCAGCGCACGGATGGCCTCCGCCGCCTCCGCAATACCCTCAAGTACACCGCCCGGCGAATCGATGTCGAGCACGACGGCCCCGACATTACTGGCCGCACCGAGTTCCTGGATGACACCTCGCAGAGAAAGCGACGATGTACCACCGAAGAGCATCATCCCAAACGTCATCCGTGGCATCAGGATTCCGTGAATCGGAAGCACCGCGATTGAGCCCGTGACTTTCGGTATTCGCCTCTTGGCCGCCAGGGCCTGTAGTTCGCTGTCACTAGACAGATCACATCTGCTGGCCGCCATCTCATTATGCAACCACGCATGGGCGTGCGTGGGGTCAGATATCGCCCACGTCGCCCGTAATGTCTCGGCTAAGTATGACGCTTTCGCCGTTGGCCGCGGCCGCTCTTGCGATCGCATTTCGTCTAGTATCAATGAGTCGTCCATTGTTATTGCTCCCTGCGTTGGGATCGGAGTTCGGGTCACTTTCGGTCGGGTTCTGCGATGGCACTTGATTCGCACCACGTCCGCCGACCGGTTCTTTTAAGGTGTCGCCGTCATCCAGTGGGTTGAGGTTTTCCAGTTTGCGAATCTCGTTACTGGTCATCCACCGGTCTAGCGCAAGTGCATAGCTCTTAAATCGCTTCTCGATGTCGCCACGCACAAATGCATCGAGCACAAAGTCCACAAAGAAGGTTTCTCGTTCCTCTTCGGTGAACAGGGAATTCTCTATCGACTGGCGGATACGCACCAGCCACGGGCCGAGCGAGTAGGTTGTAAATTGAATGCCCAACTCCGTGACATTGGAGAACGTCGCGTCGCCCAAGTCGTTGATCATGTGGGCAGGCACGCGGAATAGGCCGGCTATTTCTGATCGCTGTAGCTTGCGGGTTTCCAGGAGTTGCGCGTCTTCCAGTGTCATGCCAAGGTTGACAGGCACGGCCCCTTGCTCAAACACTGGCGTCTTGTCTGCGTTGCGGTATCCGCCAAAGTTCTTGCTGTATGCTTTCGCCCAATTGCGTGCTGCTTCGTCGCCGAATGATATGGGCAATGTGATTCCGTATGGGGACCGGACGCCGTTGCGTAGAACATTGGCCGCATGGGTCTCGGCCGCGATCGCTACGCCGATCGTATTGGTGCCTGACTTGATCGGTGACACGCCTACGATTCCGTCGTCCGTCGAGTTGCGGACGTGGAGAATCTGGTCCTGACTGTATACGCCGGAGTTGACTTTGTCCTGCGGGTTGTCCCACGTGTAACGCATGAGCCCGCTGGGCAGTTGTTCGATGTCCTTCATGTATTGCGGGTGTAAGGGGATCAACTGATCAACCGAACCAGACGCGCCCGGCTTGATTCGCGAGAATGAATTCCCGCGGTAGTTCAGCCAACCCATCATTTGTTCGACGAACTCGAATCTGGTTTGCCAGACGTTCGGACGACTGGACACGATCGGCGACAATCGATGGCCGCGGACTACCTCCCTGCCGCCGTCTGGCAAACGCTTGAATACGAATAGCGGAAGGTAAGCCATCGACTCAGACAGGACACGTACACATGTAGCGACGATCGCCTGTCGCTGGGCCGTTGCCGGCGTGATCGGAATGCCAGCCTGGGAAATCGAACCGTCAATTGGGTTGTACCAAAAGTCATCGGCAGCCCCGGGCGATGCCCCGTAGATCCGGCCGGCCAACCATTTCCTTGTACGATCAAACATAGAGGGCCTCACGTGCTGGGTCGTCGAATGGATTGGTGTGATCGGTACGCAACGCGGCCCGGCCGAGTGCCATGATCAGGGCGACAATGCCGTCGATCTTCTCGGATGACTTCTTCTTGTCGGGCTTCAGATTGCCGGCTTCGTCCTGCTTGACCACGACATTCGATGCCATCCAGCGGAGGACCGGGTTACCGCCATGGCACAGCTTGCCATTCGCAACTAGGCGCTCGAGGTCCTTGGTGGGGCTGGTCATCGACGCAAAGCCCTGCCCGAACATAATCACCCGATCCCCCCAGCCGTCATGATCGCACAGTTGCGTTACGAGTGTGGAAGCGTTCCATCTATCGACGGCGATCTCTCGGATGTTGTACTGCTTGGCCAGTTCGTTGATGTCGTGGCGGATGGTCTCGTAGTCGGTGCAGTTCTCCCCGGTCGCCTTCATGAGACCGGCAGCACACCACTGGGCGTAGGAGAGGCGATCGGCTCGGGAGCGAGTGACGGCTGTCTCTTCGGGAATCCAGAAGAATGACTTGATCCAATACGCATCTTCACCATCTGGAAACGCGAGGACAAGCGCTGATACATCTGACGTACTCGCGAGGTCCAAGCCGCCAAAGCACGCCTTTCCGTCCAGGTCAGGCAGGGCACC